AGCGGCTGGTTATGTTGAATTTTGTGGTGTGAAAAATAAATTAACAGATAGAATTTCAAATTTTAGAAAAATGTGGAAAAAGAATATGCCTGATAGGGGTAGATGGACACCAGCAAAAAAACTAGATGGAGAAGTTTGGACAACTAAAGATTTATTAAATTATGGGGATTACTTTGAAACTGTTTGATATGAAATGGCCTGATGAGTATATGGGTAAATTTGAAGTAACATTGAATTATCCTCTACACATAACAGATGACATATTTGCCATAAGAAAACATGGAAAACGAGTTCTGTTAGAAATGGTTGATACATATCCAAAGTTAATTTTAGCTTATAGTGGTGGTGTAGATAGTGCCTTTATCCTGTGTTGTATTCGTGATTTGATAGACGAAGGGAAAATAACTAAAAATACAATTGAGATAGTTCAAGGTGTTTATACTGCTGGACGTATCGTTCTAACTTCTGATTACGAAAGGGCAACAAAGTTTGCAAAATCATTAAATTTAAAACCTCGCATTTCCAAATATGATGTTAACAGAAAATGGGATGATATAGAAAAGTTTATCATAGATACAAAGTTAGGTGGTCTTGGATGCACTGATACTAGTTGTCAATATCTTTTAGCTATGGAACAAGATGGTGTTGTTATACAACACAGGGGCCCTGGCAGATATACTGGATTGAGTTTTAATAATGAAAACTTAATTTTTTCAAACAATTGGTGTGCTTGGGATATCATTGACAATATAATAAATTTTGACACTTGGGATAAAGAAATATATTCATCGTTCATAACTCCATTTAAATTAACTAGTAGACCAATAAACACAAAACCATATGATATTGATTGGCCATCGAAGGCGATGGAGAAAAAATCAATAGTTCGTATTGAAAAATATCTTTATAAATGGATGTTATATATTCAGTGTTACCCAGAGATGACTGAAATTTTTGGCAAATTTGTAACGGTAGATTGGAAAATGTGGGCCCAACATTTTGCTGATGACAACGAAAGGATGCAAAGATTTATACAAATGATAGAGCAAAGTCCTGACAATTTTGCATATGTTAAGTTACCAAATGGAGATAAATTTACGAAAAAAGATTTGGTAAATTACGGGGATTATTTTGATGTTTCATAATGATTGGATTACATACGATTATAAGGACTTAACTATTAATGAATATCCCAACAAAGATTTTAGTCCTACTACATTACATGATGCATTAACAAGACAAGCTAAAGTTATATACAATGATGTTAAACCAACGGTGTTTTTATCTGGTGGTATAGACTCTCAAGCCATTGCACTTGGTTTTATTTCAGCAGAACTTGATGTTGAGTATGTTTATATTCGCCCAAGTTATTATGGTCATTATAATGAGCTTGATTATTTATTTGTTACACAGTTTTGTAGTAAACACAACATCAATTTAAAAGTTATCGACCTTGAATTTGATAAACGAAGTCTTGGTGAGTTTCTACTAGAACATGACTTTTTTAATACTGGAACAGGTTCAGGCACGATTTTTCTGTTAGAGGGGATAAGAAGACATAAAGGTGGAACACCAATTACCGCTGATGGTCATTTTGTTTTTGAAAGAGAAGGGGATATATGTCGAGGAGTATTTAAGAAGCCGGGTCTATCATTAAGTCATGGTATTAAAGTTGAAGACCAAATTTTGTTTGATTTCTATTACAACTATATGTTCCAATATTATGAGCACATACATAGAACGACTCCAGAAATTCAATGTCTTGCTAGGATGGAAACAAAAAATTTGATATACACTCAACTTGGCCTTCCCTTTAGACCAAAATTATCTGGTTGGGAATTTTTAGATGAAAGTTGTGATTACTCAAGTCTATCTGTTATTGATTGGTCAAATGACCATAGTTGGAAAGCAAGGTTGGCAAGGGGGATTAATGTGATAGTGGAAAAGTTAAATTTACCAAAGGAATATATTGAATATAAATTGAATAATCAAAAAGAGGATTCGTCTAGATTCATAACTCTTTATGAATTTGAGACTAAATATTGATATGAAAGTTAAATACTTTAAACCAAATATTTTTTTCACAGACACAGAGTTTTTTTCTATGGAAGAAGTTCTTGCTTTAATTAGTAAAGAACCTAATATAATGACGGTTGGACGAATTGTCAGAGCTTACATGGCAGTGGATAGGACGGGAAGATTTAACCCCTTTGACATGGCATATGACCCAATTCCAAAAGTTAAGAGATTTAGTAAATCATTTGAAGATTGTTGCATGAGTGCTGCTAAGAAACTGTGGTCTTATAAAAAACCCATAGAGTTATTTTGGAGCGGTGGAATTGATAGTAGTGGAGCTTTGATTGCATTAGTAGAAACTAAATCAAAATCAAATGTTCTAAATGTTCGTTATACTAAAGAATCAATTGCAGAGTTTCCTTTGATGTGGGAGAAGATTGTAAGACATTTAAATGATCCTATTCCCGAAAGTGAAATTTTAGATGATGAACTTTTCATGAACGATGATATAATAAAGGTAACTGGTGAGTGTGGTGATCAACTGTTTGGTAGTGATGCCCTACATAAAAATTTAGATAAACAAGATAATGAATGGGAAACTATTTTTAAATGGGACAGTGAGTCTTTATTTGGGTCAGATGATTTGAAACATTTTGAAAATAGAAGAATGAACTTAATTGAAGTTTTGAGTGAGCATATCGAATCATCACCAGTAGAAATAGTTAATATTTTCGACTTATACTGGTGGTTAAATTTTTCACTAAAATGGCAAGATGTGGATAGTCGTATGATATTCACATATACGACATGTCCAAAATGGCAGTCTACTCTAAGTTTCTATAACACTGAATATTTTCAGAAATGGTCAATAGTTAATCATGACATAAAACACAATGGAACTTGGGAAACATACAAACAACCAGCCAAAGAT